ACCATTCGGCGATCTTGGCCTGCTCGCCGGTGATCCACAGGACCCGGTCGACGGCGAAGCGGGACAGGTCGACGGGCCGTTCTCCGATGACCTGACCCCGCTCGTCGAGGATCGGGGTCGTCGGCATCTCGGCGCCGGTGATCACTCGCTGCGGGAAGGCGGCGAAGTCCGCCGCGGTGAAGAGCTGCGCCCACAGCAGGTTCACCGCATTCTGCATCGCGACGGTGCCCACCACGTCCGACAGTGGGTCGTCGGCGAGCATCGGTCTGTTCGTGAGCTCGACGATCGGGACGGTCCCCATGGGATTGGGCTGCGGGTTCGGCTCGGCGAGCTCGCGCGGCTCCCACTTGAGCACCTCGTCGACTCCGGCAAGGTTCATCGACCGGGAGTGCCGCAGCAGCGGCCGACGGAACTTCCACACCTCGTCGCGCAGGTAGAGCGTCGCGAACTCGTCGCCCCCGTCCTGCCACCGCTTGAGCGCCGCGCGGCGCTTGCGTCGGCTGCCCGGCTCGTAGGCGACGATGCACTCGCGCGCGTCCTCGAACGTCACCTCGGGCACGTCCGGATCAGACGGGTCGCCCCAGACGAGAACGAACGACCGGCCGGCGGTCCCGGCACCGAGGAAGCCGAGTTGGCTGTCGGAGTCCAAGCCGTTGACCTGCCATACGCGCCACAGGTCCCGATCGGCGCGGTCGTCGCCGGCGGGCTTGATCCCGGTGACGTTGAGCCGCTCGACCGGGGAGTCGGCTACGACCTGCACCCAGTTGTCGGCGAACTCCCGGTAGCGGTTCGCGAAGTACTCGCGGAACTCGGCGCTCGCGAACTTCAGCGGCTGCTCGCCGCGGTAGTAGCCGATCATCCGGTCGGCTTCGCTCGCGCGTGCGAGCAGCTCGTTCTCAAGCAGCGTGACAAGGGAACGAGCCTGTTCGAGCGTGGCCATGCCGCCCCCTCTCCTGCTCATGCGGTGTAGACGTAGTTCTTCTTGCGGGTGGCCAGACCTGCGGCGATGACGTCGCAGGCGGCCTCGTGGGCGAGGATCGAGGACACGGCGACGTCGATCTTCTGAGCGGCCGACGCCTTGCGGAGCACGTACCGGTCACCAGGGCGCGCGGCCGTCCGAGCGTTGGCGACGTGCGCCGCGGCGATCGGGCAGCCGTCGTGCGTGAACGCGGTGTTGGCCTTGGTGACGTCGGTCTTGAGCCGCTCGGCCGCGGCGTGCATCTGCACCGTGCGGCGTGTGTGCCAGCGGATGACCCGCCGGTCGCCGTAGGCGTCGACCCACTCGTCGACCTCGGTGTCCCAGTAGGGCGGGTCGGCGTAGAGCCGGACGACGTCGTAGCGGCACATGAGCTCGTCGATCGCTGCGCGTACTTCGAGACGCGGCACCTGACCGCCGAAATCCTGCGGGTTCCACACGGCCGACCCCTGGTCGGGTCCGTAGGTCGGTGTGAACTGGAACCCGTCGAGCGTCTCGGCCCGCACGGCTGTCCAGTCGTCGAGGTCACTCCCGTCGAAGCCGAGCACGATCCGGGTTCCGTCGGGAACCTCGCGCTCGGTCGCCCGGTCGGACCACGCCTCAGCGTCGAGCCATGAGGCCGTACCGGCGGTGATCCGGTTGCCGAAGAATCGTTCGGCCTGGGCCTCGTCCTTCTCCATCAGTTCGACGGCCTCGCCGTCGATGACATCGAGGTCGACCCACCACGAGTCCCCGTAGACGTGCCGGTAGATCCGGCGCCGCTCGGCCTTGTTGCTGAACTTGAGCGAGGCCGGCGCCTGAACGAAGTCGCGGAACACGTCGGCCGCCGACGACTCGGACGTGCGCTGCGCGACGCTCTGCTCGGACGGGTCCCATGCGTTGGTCGTCTCGACCGCGCGCCCGCCCATGCCGGCGAGTCCTCGCCGCTGGGTCTCGGCGACCTTGACCATCCGGTTCGCGGCAGTCCAGATGCCGGTTTCGTCCTGGGCGACGAACGTGACCCGCTGGCCGAGGCGCGACTGCGCGTTGCTGGTGACGGTGACGATCTCACCGCCGCCGGGCAACCGGGTGAACTCCTCGCCGACCTTGGGGATCATCTCGGCGAGCGGGCCGAGCCGGATCATGGGCCTGAGCGCGTCGTAGATGTTGCCGGTCTGGTCCTCGCTGAACGCGGTGACCTGGATCAGCGGAGTCGGCCACGGGACGGCCATCGCTTCGCCGGGCTCGTAGGCGTACACCCAGCCGCACCCGCACCCGTGGTCGGCGCACCGGTAGACCTCGCCGCCCTGGGCGAACCCGGCGAACACCACCGGGCCGACGCCCTCGACGAGGATCTGCGACGCGGTGAGCGGCCCCTTGCCCCACTTCTGCGGGCGTACGAGCTGCGACCGCCGGTAGTAGAACGCCGAGGCGGGCGAGTTCAGCGACCGGGCGACATCGGCGTCACGGCGCACGCGGTAGTGGTTGGCGTAGAACCACAGCATCTCGCCGGTCAGCTCGAACGGCTCACCCCGGTGGAAGCCGTCGGGAATGACGCAGTGCGCTTCGACCCAGTCGATCGCGACGAACAGGGTCGGCCAGGCGACGACCCGCTCATCAGTCGCCGTCGCCATCGGCGACGACCTTCAGTCGGGACCGCGCGGACGGGCGCCGTCGAGCAGGCGCTGCGGACGTGCCGGCGGTCTGCTCGGCGGACTCGCCCGGAGCGATGCGCCACCGGTTGCGTAGCATCCCCTGCACCGACAGGCCCAACGAGTCGAGGTACTGCCGAACGACCTTCTGCAGCTCCACGCTCGCGCGCGGCTGCTCGGTCTCGGCGAGCTTGCGCACGAACATCGCGACCTCGATCTGCTGACCGAGGCGTTCCCACATCACCGCCTGCGGCTTCGCCCACATGGCGCGCCACAGGTCCCACTCACGCGGCTGCACGTCGAGCAGCGGCCACTCGGGCGGCTCGCCCGTGCGCCCCTCAGCGGGCAGGGTCGTCCACGTCGCTTGGTCGGACGGGCGGTCGCGGCGCAGCGCGTTCGGGTCCGGCGGAGGACCGGAGACCGGACGGGCACCCCCTCGCGGCATGACCGATCACCCCCTTCGGAGTTGATCACGTCGCGTGACAGACGAGGACCTTTTGAACCTGACCGACCTTTTCCAGCCCTCCCCGGCGTTCCCCTGTAACCCCAGGCCAGGGGGTTGACCCCCCGTTGACCTGCGGAAACATCAAGCCAGGGATTCCACCCGGATTCTCACCGACAGTGAGCAACTATTCGCGATCGTTCCAACCGCCGGGCTGCTCGCGCGCGGTCGTTCGGCTGTGGTGAGCCTTCGTCATCGCCTGCAGGTTCGACCAGTCGTGCCCGTGCGGACCGCGAGGACCTAACCCGTCACGGTGATTGACCTCGGTCGCGCGCGGGCGCAACAGCTCGGGAAGTTCGGCGCAGGCGTGGCACTCGCAGTAGGGGTTCGCGCGTAGGTAGGCGGCGCGGGTGCGCTGCCACCGTGTGTCGTAGCCCTTCGAGTGCGCGCTGCCTCGGCGCTGCGCCGCTGCCCGGGCGCACCCCTCGCATCGGCCCTGGGGGGTCAGTTCTGGGCACCCGGGGGTCGGGCAGACCTGTAATGCGCGGCGAGGCATTGACCCCCCACTGCCCGTGAAGTGCTCCGGGGTCTGAGATGCACAGACACAAAAAACCCGGCTCCTTGGCGGGTTCCGGGTTTTGGGTACACGTGTTCTACGGCGTTTCGAGTGTGACACGTCGGGCGCGTGCTTTGCAAGCAGGGGCGCACGTGCCCGATGCCGACTCGACGTGTTCATGAGCAGGACCACACCCAAATGATCGCCAATCTGGGATATGATCGCCACATGGCGATGAATAGCATGGGTGAGTGCCCGTCTCGTACCACTGACCTCGGTGCGGCCGAGGCCCTGTTCCACAGCCTCTCCGACGGCACCCGGTTGGCGATCGTGCGCCGCCTGGCCCAGGGCGAGGCGCGGGTGGCCGACCTGGTCGGCCAACTGGGTCTGGCCCAGTCCACGGTGTCCAAGCACATCGCGTGCCTGCGCGACTGCGGCCTGGT